AGACTGTCAAATTTCCAATACCAGATTCCAGAACACGAAATATACTGCCAAGCTATGTCCGGTAATGACTTAGCCCAGATAATAAAGCCTATAAACATAGCTTCATGCATCCCTAGTCCAGCTAGTTGTTCTAAACACGGATACAGAAATCGAGCCTTAGTATCAAACCAATCAACTCCAAGTTTCCGTAACTCCTTCATAGTTATGTGCCGCAAGTGTAAAGAAGATATTTTAGTGATAGGAGGGTCACAGACACCCGTTACCCAAGAATTAATTATGGGATAATTGTGTAATGCTCCTCTGTATTGTTTCACACTACTCCGGGTAATATAAAAAGCGTGCCTTAGGACGTCCACATCGTCTATAAGTCCATAAGGAAACAAATCAGGCCCGTATTGCAATCTAGATAAACGTAGTAATACACTAGTTGGCATATGTTTGAGTGGAAGGGAATTATGTATGTATAGTACAGTTAGCTCATGCTCAGGTAGATAATGAGCTAGTACAGGCACAGCCCTACCTCTGATGTGTATATGAACCACACCACTTAAATTAACTCCATTAAGGATGTCATATAGTAAAAAATTTGCTTCGCTGAAGCTAGTTTCGGTTAAAATATCACCTTGAGATAAACAATACATTGGCACTGCCATGTCTTTACGTGCAAGCAATTTTAAACTTGTGGTCCTGCCACTGCTTCCGCCTGTTGCGCTTCTGGTGGATCCGGTGGCTTGTCTTCTTGTGATTCGGTTAATGGTAATACTCCGTGGGTTGTGGGCAATGGTACGCCTGCGTGCAGGTGTTCCACGCGAAAATCCGCCGTCTCAAAGTCGTAGACGGCTGCTAATGCCACTGTATACTGTTGACCTGCATCTGTAGCTACTCTAATTTCAGTTATGCCCGACTGGAGTGCTAAAACATGACCACCACTTGGCGCGTTCCAGTTTGGTTCTAACTGTGCTGATGGTATGTCCCTGGACCAATACACTGTGGTCTTAGTACGCAGACAAAATTCTGTACTAGTGCCAAATGTATAATCTCTAGCTACTATACTCTCTAATGTGTAAGATTTCGGTTCTTCTAACTCTTTTGGGGTCACAGGCGGCATGGCAACACTGACGTCATTAGCAGCATAAATTGTATGACGACCGTTACGCGTCGGATGCTGGTAATTAACGTTGTAACCCTGGAACCT